AGTCGACAGGAAACAGGCCGTTGGCAGAACAACCGGGCAGAGAATTCGCATCTACCTTTCCGACGACGGGAACGCGCGATGCTCCGCTTCCGGCAGATGCGATGTCTGCAGAAATTCGCCGCCGTTCATGCTTTTGTCTGCAACCACTTCAACCAGGAACGCCACCTCTACACACGTGACGATTTCAAGCTGAACCGCGCCGCCGCCCTCGCCGAGTGGCGCCAGCTTTGTTCGGCATAGGTTCAGACATCTGGCGGTGAACTGAGACTGGTTCGAATTGGTCTGACAGCACCGCCACGGACAATTGTCTCTTGGTCGCAATTCGGAATGGAGCGGAATTTCATTGAGAATTCCGGGAGTTGTCGTCGTGTCTTTTGATGTGAGACGCACCGCCAGAGGTCATTTTCGCGATATCACCTGCGGGTCTCACTCGGCTTGAAACGCCGGTCCGTTTTCGGCCGGCGGGGCCTTGAGCGTTTTGATTTACAGGGAATTTACAGGGAACCCAGGCGTTTTTGAGCGTTTTTGGGCAAGTCGAAACCCTATTTACATCGCGATATCATTGTTTTGGCGTCAAATTCCCTGCTTGAATCAACAGGGAAATCAATTTTGCGTATCAGGGAAACAACAGGACACGAACAGGGAGTTTTTCAAAAGAACAGGGAATGGCCTCAGTTCCTGTGTCCGAACATCTTTTCCTGCGCGTGCCAGCAGAGCGGTATGGGACGACGCACAAGGCGTTCCAGTGTGAGATCGAGCGGTTGCATGCCTTTGACAATGGCGGCCTGTAGTTTTGGCGAGAGCCCGGCGAGGGGGACAAGCCGGGCAACATAGCGACCTGTCATGCCTGCGTCCTGTGCAATGTGCTGCAGCGGTGTTCCGGAGCGCAACTTGTCGGTCCAGAGGTGGGCGTTGCGCAGGGCGCGGATCATCGTCGCATCGGGTTGTGGGCATCGGTCCGCGGCGATGATTTTGACCTCGACCCCGCGACGGCGGGCGGTGAACGGGGCATCCAGACTGAGCAGCGCCGGGTCCAGATCGACAGATCTCAGACCTGTTGCCCGCGCAATCGCATCGCCGTCGAGCCTTGCCGTGATGCGCCTCGCGCTGATCTGTCCGCTGGCGATGAGGGCCGCGGCCGCTGAAGCGCCCCCGGCCAGAATGTCTTTGGACAATCTGTGCGTGACCGCCGACGCGGCGGTTGACGTCGGCGCGTCGGCGCTGGCGAGTACCATATGGCGGGTCGCATGATCTGCGAGGTGATCCGCGATGATACTGGTAATTGTGCGCTCGATTTCTCGGGCCGGAAGGCGCCAGCCCGTCGGGTCGGTCCCGCCCGAGATCAGGCGGTTCGAGACATAGTAGCGTCGCGGTTTGCCGTGGCGCAGGGTATGTGAGGGGGTCAGCAGATCACCGGTGTCGTCGCGGAACTTGCCCTTAAGTGGCGCGGGGCCATTTGCGGGTGTCCCGGCAGGCGCACCTCTTCGCCTGGTACTGGCGGCCTGTAGCAGGGTCTGCACCTTGTCCCAAACGGCCTGATCAATGATGGCGTCATGGATACCGGGAAAGGTCTTCTCCTTGTGGCGGATCAGACCGATGTAGATCGGATTGGTCAGCAGCTTGTGGATCTGGCCGCGGCTGAAGACATTGCCGCCCTGCGTCCGGCCCGAGCGAAAGACGTGCCGTTTGGAGCGCAGGCCGCTCTCATCCGCCGCGCGGGTGACGGCATTGAGGCATTGGTGGGTGACATAAAGATCGAAAATCTGCCGCACGACCTCCGCCTCACCCTCAATTGCAACCAGTTCGCGTCGGGTAGGATCGGGATGCGGATCATAACCGATCGGGGGCACACAGCCCATCCAGAGGCCCTTCTTCTTCGAGGCGGCGATCTTGTCGCGGATGCGCTCGGCGGTCACTTCACGTTCGAACTGGGCGAAGGACAAGAGTACATTCAACGTCAGCCGACCCATTGACGAGGAGGTATTGAAGGCCTGCGTGACGGAGACAAAGGAACAGTTCGCGGCTTCCAGCCGCTCGACCAACTTGGCAAAGTCCGCAAGTGACCGGGTCAGCCGGTCGATCTTGTAGACCACCACCATGTCCACACGGCCTGCATCGATGTCGATCATCAATCGCTGCAGGGCAGGGCGCTCCAGGGTGCCGCCCGAGATGCCACCGTCGTCGTAACGGGCAGCCAGCCTCTTCCAGCCCTCGTGCTTCTGGCTGGCGATATAGGCGGCACAGGCCTCATGTTGCGCATCCAGAGAGTTGAAGTCCTGATCCAGCCCCTCCTCGGAGGATTTCCGGGTGTAGACGGCGCAGCGAACCCGGGAGGCTCTCATGTCTTTGGCTTTCCGGTCAGCCCGAAGAAGCGCGGGCCGGACCAGTGCGCGCCCGTGATCTCGCTGGCGATGGCCGAGAGTGAGCGATGTGAGTGACCTTGCCAGACCGCCACGGCGAATACGCTGATCGGCGTGGCCACCGAAGCCGTTGCTGGCGGCGCGGGTGACCTGATCGGACGGGTACGCCTGAACGCGAGTTTCTCATGACAGCGTTTGCCGCCGTTCTTGATGCGCTGTTCGCGGATCCCAACATCGGGCGAGAGGCGATCTACACCTCCGACGGCGGCGTGCCTGTACTGGTGCGCGTCGTCTCCCGGCAGGCTGATGCCATCACCGACTTCGGCGACGCGCGGCTCTGGTCGGAAACGACCCGGATCGATCTGCGCAGCGCCGAGGTTCCGACCCCGCGTCCTGGCGACCGATTGGAAATGGACGGTGACGCCTTCCTCATTCAGGGTGAGCCGGTACGGGATCGCGAGCGGCTGGTCTGGACCGTGGATCTGAGGCCCGCGTGAAGCTCAAACTCTACATCGATCCCGACATCGTGGCCATGATGGCAGCCGAGGTCGCAGCGGGCGAGCTCGCAGTGACGGCCGCCATGCGCGAGGCCGGGACTGGGCTCAAGACGGCCTGGCGCACACAGATCACTGGCGCGGGGCTCGGACGACGGCTTGCCAACTCGATCCGCAACCAGAACTTCCCGAGGTCGGGCGAAAGCCTGGATGCCGCCGCGCTGGTCTGGTCACAGGCGCCGGTCATCGTCGGCGCGCATGACACTGGCCCGCTGATCCGCTCGAAGAATGGGTTCTGGCTCGCCATCCCGCTGCCCGCCGCAGGCAAGTCCCTGCGGGGGGGGGCAGGATCACGCCCGGCGAATGGGAGCGCCGCCGTGGCCTCCGCCTGCGCTTCGTCTATCGCCGCACGGGACCGAGCCTTCTGGTGGCGGAAGGACGGCTGAACACGAAGGGTCAGGCGGTGGTGTCCCGCTCAAAGACCGGACGCGGCAAGGTCACAGCGCCAATCTTCCTGCTGGTGCCGCAGGTGAAACTGCCGAAGCGGCTGGACCTCGCGCGGGATGCAGACCGAGCGTTGGACAGCGTGCCGGGGCTGATCGTGGCGAACTGGGTGGAGGGGAAATGGTGAACGTTCTGTCTATTGCCAAAGTCTTAATCCTTTTGTGCGAAGTTGATAAAATCTTTGTCCAAGGGCACCTACATGTATATCGATCCTAACTTTTACCGTAAGGCGTTCCAAGCCTATCTCCGCAAAGGCACGCCCATCGAATAGTCGATCAAGCAGGAGCGGCCCACCACACATTACATCTGGCGCACGCGCGGGGATGACAAAGTTCGCCCGAGCCATGCCGCTAACAACGGTCGGGTTTTCGCGTGGAATGATCCTCCTGAGACGGGGCACCCCGGACAAGACTATGGCTGCCGCTGCACAGCTGAGCCATTCATGCCGTCGATCAACGAGCACATCGATATCGAAGTCGCGGATGTCGCCGATAGCGGAAACGCTTGGACCAGCCAAGACTTCGTGGATCATTACTACAATGGCGGCGGGCGCGGTGTTGCCGTTCGGGAAACCGGATATCTGCGCAACATCGTTGCGCAATACATGAGCGAGGTCGGAGAACGCATGAAAAATCACATTGCGCGGATTGCCAGAGGTCACCCGAACCGCACGTTCTCTGATGATTTTTACAACACATATGATATGACCGGGATCGTGTTCAGCATAGGTGACACAACGATTGGCGGTCGTTTTACAGGGACCTGTGTTTCCGAGTTTGGGATACTGACCGTTTCAGGTCAGTTTGAGTTCTACCTGAATGATGAATTTGCGGACCCAATTGACATCGGGATCGAGCTTTTTGGTGATCCCTATCCTATTACTGACGAGTGGACTAGAAGCTTCTCGGGTCAGGTATATGCGGATCCATCACGCAGTAGCTTCGGATGAACCTCGGGGCCCGAAACCACAGGCGCGGCGTGCTCCCCGTAGTCGCAGGCGCAATATTGCTGCCCGCTCTCATAGTAGTTCTTTGGGTTTTGGTCATTTTCAACACGAAATATCGAACATGTGTTCGCCTGGAGAACGGAGCAAACCTGGGCTATGAAGCGGTATTCGACCTGAGTAGGCCGTATTTCAAGCCCATCGCAGTTCCCCGCCTGCAAGATGGAACACCGATTGTGCGCGACAGACTATGGTCAATCAAAGTCACATCAACGACCATCTACGGCCTTTCTATGGCGCGAGCAGGAGTCGCGCACGACTATAGATTTGCCTGGCGCAGCGATGTCGGGCTCGTTCTGGAAACCGAAAATCCAGACGGCTACGAGCGTCTGGTCGCTGAAGCGGGGCACGCGAATTGGGATATTGAATACAATAATATTGGCACTGGAGCACTCTTGAATATCGTGACAAGTCGCTCCGACTTCGACGTCGGGCGATGTCCAACGACATTGATCACATGGTGATCTCATGCCCACCCCGCGCGAAACCATCCTAACCGCGCTATACGCGCGGCTATCAGCTCTGCCCGCCACCACCCTGCGAGGTGAGGTGCTGCCTGAGCGTATCCCGAGCGAGGGGCTGCTGATCCTCCGCGACGGCGAGCCGGGCGAACCGGAGGTGACGCTGTCACCGCTCGCCTACCACTACCAGCACCGGGCCGAGATCGAGGCAGTCGTGCAAGGTGCCGACCGTGACGCCGCGTTCGACACGTTGACCGTCAGCCTCGGCGCGGCGCTCGTGGCGAACCGTACCCTGGGCGGACTCTGCGACTGGGTCGAGCCGGAGGCGCCGCGGCCGGTCGATTTGGCTGTCGCGGGCGCGGCCAGCCTGAAGGCCGCGGTGATCCCGGTGGTGCTGCACTTTTCCACGGCCGATCCGCTCGGCTGATCCCGACAATTCAAGGAGAACACAATGGCACGAGCCCAGGGGGCGCGGGCGCAGATGGCGCTTGCGTTCGAGACGACCTACGGAACGCCGCCCGCCAGCGGCTTCACCCGCATGCCCTTCGCCAGCACCTCGCTCGGCGCAGAGCAGCCGCTGCTCAATTCGGAACTGCTAGGTTACGGCCGTGATCCGCTGGCGCCGATCAAGGATGGATATTCTCTGGACCTCATGACTGCGCCATTTTGGTGTTCAGCTTGTAAGTATTTGGTTCTCATGATTTTTTTTATGGATCGGAAATATGACTTCGACGTCAGTCCTTTTTGGTCAAACGGAACTAGGATCGGAACAATTGGCAGCAACTTCAGCGGTGAGGCCCGATGCGAATGCCGCAACGCAACGTTTGTCACCAAGGGCGGGAAGCAGACATTCGCTGCAGCGCAGCAGGGCGTTTTATCAACGACCAGAGCGGAAATTCGGATATCGAACTTCTGTTCGTGCGCCGGCTCTAAATAA